GCTCGACTTCTTTTCCGCTGGCAGGCCGAGATGTTGCCTGGGATGCAAGTAAAGCCAGATCAGAGTACCAGACCTGGGCCAAAAATGCTGATGGCGAACTTGATCCTGGAAAGCTCAAACAAGTGCATTTTTATGTTGATGAGAGTGCTGATCCAAAGACGATTGGTGCGTATAAACTCCCTTTCTGCTTTATTGAAAATGGATCTCCTCAAGCTGTTCCTAAAGGTATCATGGCGGTGGCCGGTGTCCTTCAGGGGTCGATGGGTGGAGCTGATATTGGGGGAGCAGCAGAGGCTGTGAAAAGTAAAGTTGCTTCTTATTATTCAAAAATGCGGAGTGCTTTTGATGACCCCGACATCATTCCCCCCTGGAATAAGGGAAGAGATTTTAATGCCGTGTTGCAAGATCGCGCTCCAGGGGAGATGATTGAAGATCTCTACGATCTGATGTCAGCCCTCATGACTTCCGTTATCGAGCAGATTTGTGATTGCGAAGATGCGCAGGATGGATCAAAACAGGTTGGTTCTTCTCTCGGCCAATTTCAAAAAGCTGTGCTTTCCTGGGTAGAAGAAGCTCTTGCATCAGGTATTGGAATGGGTGGCGATGATGAGAAAAGCCTCTCACTTGCCCATTTCGGACTCTCCGCCCGGTCGATGAAGCGAGCCGTTCGGCATTACAGCAAAGAAGGCCGAACACTCTCTACTTCCAACCGGGTCAAGATCAGTACAGCCCTTGATACCATTTCGTCGGCTATCAAGGATCTTCAATCACTGCTTGATGCGACCAACATCTATCTGCCGGGAGATCAGAGCGAAGAGAGTGAGCCGCCCAAAAATGAAGAACCTGTGGCCGATATGACCAGCTCAACCACAGGGCCGATTGATCCAGTGATCAAGGAAGAAGAGCATCTTGTGCCTGAAGAAATGATGGCATTTTTTCAAAAGATGCGTGAAGGGATAGCAAAGAAGGAGGAAGTGTTATGGCATACGAAAATCCCAGGATGACCAATAACGGAGAAGGAATGCTTGGGAGCAGCGCTACCGTGAGCAAAGTTTCTGGGCAGTCAGGCAATGCGATGTCTGATGGCGGGAAAACTACTTCTGGCGGGAGTGCCTTTTCTAACAATCCGTCAGGTCCAGGGGCTGGAGCGAATGGGGGAAGCCCTGATCCCAATCTCCTTTCGACAGGAGGCGCTGGCGGTCCTGGACCAGGGGCTGGTTCTAGCGGTCCAAGCCCTGATCAATCACTGCTTTCCACAAAGGGGAGTGGAGGCAGCGCTCCAAGGAAGCCGTCATTTGGCGGCATGGAAAAAGGGGTACAGATCCCCTAGTCGTGTAGAGAAAAGCGGGGAATGGAGCCGTCTTCACCGGACACTCCCGAATAAAGCCGTCCGAACTGGACACTTTGCAGAGCATCTCGCAAATTGTTGATTTTTTGGTGTAGGAGGAAGATAGCAGTGTCGGTCACTATCCAAACCATGTATGACGAGATGCGCTCTACATGGAATGAACTGCAAGGTGTCATTGATGTTCAGGAACAAGAACTGAAAAGTCTTGGCGGAGTTTCTCAGGAAACCAAAACACATATGGAGAAGCTCAATGATCGTATCACTTCTCTTGAAACAGCAATGGCCCGCCCACAGATGGCATCAACTCACGAGAAAGAAGCCAGCCCAGGCCGCGAAGCAAAAAATGCCTTTATTCAGTGTTTGGCAAAAGGCTATGGAAGTCTTTCACCAGAGCAAAAGCAAATGATTCCGCTTGCCGGTCCTGGTGAGGCAAAGACGTTATTCCAGACAGATGATACGACTGGTGGATACCTGTCTCCGCAAGAATTTGTACAGGATATTATCAAAGCGATTGTTCTGTACTCCCCTATTCGAGAGATCGTCACGGTACGACAAACTCAAAATAAAAGCATCCTGTATCCGACCAGAACGAGCACCTTCTCTGCCCAGTGGATTTCAGAGCAGACGGCGAGAACTGAGACGGCTGGCCTCAAATACGGTCAGGAAGAGATCATGAGCCATGAAATGTACGCGATGGTGTTGATCTCTTATGCCGATTTGGAAGATACCTATTTTGATATGGAAAATCAGATCAAAATGGAGACGGCAGAGCAGTTTGCGGTTCTGGAAGGAGCGACCTTTATTACTGGTAACGGCGTTGGGAAACCCGAAGGACTGCTCTCAAACACCTCTGTCACGTACTACCCGGTTGGCAGCACCACTGCTCTTGCGGCTGATGGATTGATCGGAGCCGCGTATAGCATTAAGAGCGCCTATGCCAAGAATGCTATCTGGCTCATGAACAGGAAGTCTATTGGTCTGATCAGACAGTTGAAAGACAGTTATGGCCAGTACTTGTGGCAGCCTGGAATCGCCTCTGACATCCCCAACACTATCCTTGATCACCCGTACATGGAGGTTCCTGACATGCCGGATGTGGCCACCAATGCCTACCCGGTCTTGTTTGGGGACTTCAAGCGTGCGTATGTGGTTGTGGATCGCGTGAGCATGGTGATGACCAGATTGACGGAGCGCTATGCCGATCTCGGTCAGATTGGCTTCATTGCCAGAAAACGTGTTGGAGGTCAGGTGGTGCTTCCCGAAGCCATGTTAAAAGTGAAGATTTCGACCAGCTAGAATGCTTGTTTTACTCAAATTATCACAACAACAAAAATTATCACTCCTTTTATTGTCATTGCTCTCAGGCGAAGAAGGCAGGTTTTCTGTCATACCCCACTGAGAGGATGAGAGGAGTCTTGTTTTGGCAAAGCGTGATTTATATCACAACATTGGAGTTGCACAGGTAGCCGTCCCACTGGCAGCCCATGTAGCCTCAATTACGTTGGCGAACTCGGTAGCTATTGATACCTATGGCTACTACGGCATTGTGCTCGAAGCCGTTGTGGGCGTGGTGACTGACTCGACCCATGTACTGACGCTCTATGAGTCAGATACCGATACTCCTTCCAGTGCGGCTGGCTATACCGCTGTTGCACAGGCAGATTTGCTGGGAACTCTTCCCACAAACCTGACGACCCTGACCAACTTTAAGCTTGGGTATATCGGCTCGAAACGCTATCTGCGTATGTCTCTGACCTGGACGACTTCTGGCTCTGGTGTTGGCGGAGTATATGGTGTGTACGCAATTCTTGGCTACCCCATGCATAAACCAGTTGCAGGAACTGCATAAGTAAAGGAGAAAGATCATGAAGATTTTGATGAAGAAAACAGCTTCTGGTGCCTATGACGGCGTGAATGTTCGTAGTTATCCTGAAGGAGAAGAGTTCGAGATTGGTTCTCAGTTCATGCCCCGCTCTCTCGCCGACGCCTTTGTCGCACAGGGGGTAGCCGAAGAGACTGATGATGTCGCGAAGAAATCTCCTCCTGGCCCATCGGAAACAAAAGATCCGCACACAGATGCGAAGAAAGCCCAGTACGGTTCATCTGATCCGCAATCGAAAGACTGGAAACCCGGCGGCAAGGCGTAGCGATAATGGAGGGCAAGGAACGCCCCTCCATTTCGATGAGCAGTGCTGGTACCGGCTGGCGTATTGGATTGTATTCATGTTAGCCGGTACCAGGATCTGCATGAGTTGAGAGAGAGGAAGAGTAAATGGCGGCTATTCGCATGGTGAAGTCGCAATCTGGGTCCTATGATGGGATTCATGTACGACTTTACATAAAAGATGATGAGTATGAGATCGACGGCGAGTTTATGCCGTTCTCTCTGGCTCAGGCGTTCCTTGATTCTGGAGTAGCGGTAAAAGCAGATGGGCCAAAGAAAGCCCCTCCAACTGAGATAAAAGAACCGAAATCAAAGTAACTTTTTTTCTGTCGTGTGAAAAAAAGAAAAGACCGATTTTATTTAAAGTATCACTTCACAAAAAACATTGTACGTAACTCTTCTCCGTCAAGAGGCTGGCATGAAGCTCTATCTTACCCCTGCCGAAGTGAATGAGATGCCAATAGGCATTGGCCTACAAGCATCTCTTGCACAGCTTGAAAGTGGTGTACTTGAGAAGATGTTGGCCCGTGCTTCACAGCGGTGTGATACCTTTTGTCGGAGAAGGTTGCAGGCTCCAGGGAGTACAACCCTTTCTACGAATGCCATTATAGGAGCGACACTGATTGCTCTTAACTCAACACTGACGCTCGACGAGCTTTCAGAACAAGCAGCAATTATTGGAACAGGGACTACTCAGGAAACAGTATTAATCGCTCCTGGTGGAGTAACGGTTTCAAGCTTTACGACGCCTTATCCAGGAATTGCCGCTTTGCTGACTCCGCTGGCATACGCTCATAGTTCAGGGGAATCGGTACAGTTGGTGTACCAGGAGGTGACGGTACTAGCAGAGGCGGGGAATCCTTCTCACGACTCATATGTAGAAGTTGTAGAAACAAAAGGCATTCAGACATCGTTGGTTTCTGTTCCTCCGCTTGGAAACTCGCTCACCAGGACGGTATTTCTGAAATCCTTCCCGATCATCTCGTTGATTGGGATAGAGTATTCCTATTACAGTACTGTTTGGAATACGGTTGATTTTAGTAATGGTGTTTCTACCGCTGCTTTTGAAGGGTTTTACGAGTTCCGAGTTGGACAGATTATGTTGCGAGAAGGACTCATCAGGACGACGTATACAGCAGGATATGAAGCGATCCCTGATGATATCAAAACGGCTTGTTCCTATTATCTCGCTGAACAGTTGGAGCAGATGATTAATCCGTGGGGACTTATTCAATCGACAATGGGGAAAAGAACTCTCAAATGGGATTATCAGCAGCCGAGATCGAGACTGGCTATGCAAGCTGAAGATGTTTTGCAGAATTATAGAAGGGCAGTGCTATGAGTCTGGATATTTTTGTGCAAATACGACGGGCAGGGGTGCAGGTGCAAGCGAAAGTTGCCGTGCAGTTAGATGATATGTCTGTGCAAGAAGCCAGTTATTACGGAGGGGTGGCTGATTACCAACGGTATAACGGGTATGTTTTGGCGAATATGGACATCAGGCAAGGAGATTTGTTGATAGATTTGAGCAATGTTGATCCGAGAACAGGATCGCTGACTCAATATCGCGTTGTGGAATCTTCTGAACAATTTCCAGATCAACATACAGAGCTTGTCTGTGATCTTGTACGCGGAACGTGAGGTGATGCATGGCAGAAGGGCTTGTCACGGTAGCCTTTGATCAAAGTTCAATAGCCGCTATTGAACGGCTTGTTGGAGCAAAGGTCGCTCTTGATGCGGAGATGGCAGTCGCTCTTGATAAGATTGGGACTCTTTTGATTGAGGCGTCCGTCACCAATACCTGGACTGCCTTTCAGCATCCCACAGGCGCTCTTGCTTCCTCTATTGGATGGGTGCAGGCTTCCCCACTTGAAGGGATTGTCGTTGTTGGTGTTCCATATGCCTGGAGACTGGAAGCCGGGTATCATGGAACGGATAGTATAGGCAGAGCATACAACAACGAAGCAGAGCCGTATGTAGAACCTGCTATGGAGGAAAATCAGGATCAAATTATGATGATTATGCACGATGCGGTTGGCAACGCCTTTGGAGTTTCTTTATGACGGTTCCAGATACGCTTTCAGTGGGGCTTGCGATTACAGCTTATTTGCAAGCTCTTACGTATCCAGGAGGGGCGCTTGTCTATAAAATCGCACAACTGGAAGCAATCAAAGATGTGATTGATTTTACCTCTAGCGGGGGTGCGTGCGCTGAAGTGTATGGGAATATGGATGATAGCCAGCATCATGCTTTTAATGGGCGTGTGTGCGATGATCAGAGTTGGTTTGTGCTCTCAATGTGTAGTCTTGATACTCCAATACTGGCAAGGCAGATCTATCTTGTTCGAGACGCGGTTGTGCAGCCGTTCCAAACACATGCAACGCTCGGTAATGCCGGGAATGTATTCCACGCTCAAATCAAGCCGGGGTCGGGGAGATTCTATCGCATTTTCCGCAATGGGCAATGGTTGAGAGCGCATGTGATAGAAGTACTCACAAAATCTATATGGCAAGTTCCAGGAGTGATTTCATGAATAAGAAAACCTATAGTTTTTATGATGTTGGGGGGACTATTCCAGGCATTCCTGGGGAATATCCGGCAGGTATTGATGTCGATGTAGATCTCGATGACATGAAAGTGCTCGATGTCAGGCTTCGGAATGGAGAGTCTTTTGAAAAAAAGAAACAGGATGAGCAGGAGCCTGCGCCAAAGAAGAAAGGTGGTGAGTAGGGATGCCCATTCTTGCATCGGCTGCAAAGGGCAGCATCAATATCATGTTGGAAGCGGTGAATGGAGAACAACTGCTCCTTGCAACAACTGGCGTCGTGGCAACAATTACTGGCATTACGGCACCAACTGGCTCCACTGGCATGCGCTTTCATATCAAGATTACGAACTGGACAGCCAGCGGATCATTTACGATCACAGGAACAGGGTCTCCTGCCAGCACCGAAACGGTCACGGTAGCCGCACCATCGGCACAGCAAATCCAATCTTCTCAGCTTGCTAGCTTTGAATACGTCTCCGTCAATAGTTACACAGCCATTACAAACATCACGACGACTGGAATGACGAACGGCCTGATCACGGTATGGGGTATTTATGCAGGGAAGTTTGCGATTCCTTCTGTGATGAAATCGAAGCGTACGCCAAAGATATACTCCCCAAACGAGCATAACAGCCTCATCGAAAGAGACAAGAAGATCTTACAGCTTGTCAATATGACCACGATTGATGAGGTAAAGCAGGATGTGTATGGGGATCTCAGTTTGTGGTGGCCATACATGGTCATGGGAGCGCCTTCTCCGAGCACGGGGGCAACTATTCCTGGGACACCCACATCATTGTTTGCAGCGGCGTCGTTATCCGCTTCTCAGACGCTCACAACGCAGCCAACCGCTCCTGGCATGAAGCTTATTCTGACGATTACCGTCTTTACCGTTGCCGGAACAGTGACGATTAACGGGACCTCTTATGGGGCTGCTGTATCAGAAAGTATTGCGATTACCGCAGCGGGGACGTATTACAGCAGCAATGTGTATACAGCCGTTTCTAGTATCACGAATGTGACGACTGCGGCAACTATGGCGGTAACAGGGGTTTTTGGCTGGCAGTATACTTTTCTATCAGGTAATCCCCAGTACACGGCTGCTATCGAATGGTACGACGGAACTGGTTCATGGACACACCCCTTTTCCTTTGCGACCGATGCTGATTTTGATATTAAGGCGCAAACAGAAGGAACGATCAGCATCAAGGGAAAAGCGCTTGATGTGCTTCCGATTGGAGACCGCACGACGGCATCACTGGTTGGCGTCAACCGCATCGTCGGTATTGGTCCAAGCCTTTCCGATCTCCCGCTGGTTGGGTGGCAGGCAATGGTGTATATGGATGCGGTGACTGGAACCCCTATGACAACCCAGTACGCGAACCTGGAAGAACTAAAGATCTCCCTCAAAGTTCCTCAAGAAGAACACTGGACGTTTACCAATAGCCAGAACTTTAACAGAGCATATGCGGTAAAACGAGAATGCTCTGTTGACGCATCGCTTGATTTCACAGATATGTCCCAATGGGAACAATTTAGAATGAACCTCAAGCAATATCTGGGATTTCAGTTTTTAGGACAGTACATTGGAACGGTGACGGGAACCCCTTACTACAAAAGTTGGACCTGGACGCTCCCTATTCGCTCTGATGGTGATTTTGATACCACTTCCGATCCTTCTAAAGGTAGCGTGACAGCCAAAGCAAAATGGAGAACAGAATATGATTCGGGGATTGGCGGCTCGTATAAGTTGGCAGTGATTTCTCAGATGCCACCGACCTATCCTGCGTAATTTTTTTAGCGAGAGATGAGTAGAAAGTGATGTGGTGCTATGGGTGCATTCGATGAAGTTCCTCCAATCATTCTGCCTGATCCGGCCTATCCCGATCAAGCCGAAGCTTTTCGTAAAAAATGGGGATGGGAGCCGCATGAGCAGGTTATTCTGAAAGGTAAAATTGTGGTTTCCGACCAGGAATACGTGACGAATAAGTATGGAAAAGCAAAAAAAGGCGGTGATGTTGATTATCAAATGGGG